CAGATAATGCCACCCTTCAAACAATGGTATTGAATATTTCGGGGCGATAATGAGTACCTCGCTGAAACTAAGCACTTTAATACCCCTCTCACTTCAGCTAGTCTGTCATGAGGGAGCTACATTTTATGTTCAAGCGATATTAAAAGATAATCTAGGAGTGCAATATGGCTCCGCTATTAATTTAACCGATTTCGGCGATGGGCTATTTTTTGATGGAAGCGTGGCCATGCCAAATAAAAACGCCTTAAATGTACAATACACAGTTTTTACAGATTCAGGATATACCACAGAATCCGATGAGTACTGCGGACCTTATGGCGATTTATTCACATTAGATGAAGGTGCGGCGGGGGGCGTCGTAATCCCAACTACAGAATCTATATTTGTAACTATCGAAGATACTGATGATTTTGAGGTTACTTTGTCAGACCCTCCTTCTTTAGATATCATTTTACAAGATAATAGCGAAATCACAATTGAGATCGAAGAAGAAGACGCTCCTTTTGAAGTCATATTATTTGATAATGATGTAATTGATATACTTTTAGATGAAGCATAGGAGATAGAATATGAGTAACACAAATACAATTGAAATAAATCAGGGAGAAGATAAGACCATCTCTTTACGAGTTAGAGACTCAGTAAATGATCCTGTCGATCTCACAACTTTAACTGCGGCCATTGCAACTTTTACGGGAACTTCGGGGAATGTAACAGTCTCTTTAGGATCAGGTATAACTGTCGTTAGTGCCGTCTTAGGTAAACTCTCTATAGTTTTAACAGAGGTCGAAACTGCGGCTTTAAAAGTAGGGAATAACCAAGACTTTTGCCTTGATTTAATATTTGGTACAGACACAAAGAAAAAGAAGATCCCAAGAGCTATTAACGTAATCGCTTGCTAATAAGAGGTTAATGTGGTCTTAGATCTATCGGCGAGAGCTAAAAACCTTTTAAGTCAAAACAATGTCAAGGGACAAATTATCCTTGAGATAGACGGCTTCGAAGATACTGCAATATTTGGGGCCGTACCTGTAGAGAAATTCGCTAGAATTGGCGAAGATGATCTCACAATCGGAGAGTTCTTTATTGGGGGAGTAGTAGAAAATAAACTCTCTCGCGCCTACATCTCCCTGAAAGGTACAACAACCAAGGTAAGTCAACAGATCATACCAGACCAAGGCGGGACCGGGTCAATTCAAAAAATGAATATAAACCTAATCGACAAAAACGGAGAATTAGCTAATCTTTTTTCTCCGGGGATTATTGTGCCGGACCTCCACGGGGTTAAGGCCAGAGTATATCTAGGATTCCAAAACGGATCTCATCCCGAAGATTCTGTATTGGTACTTTCTGGTGTTATAAAGCAGACACAATTTGGGGCGGGCTATGTAAAAATAGCTATTGCTCATCCCGAAGAACTTAAGAGGCAAGAATTATTCACAGCTCTAGAAGCGACCTTTAACCAATTTGGAACCGTCGCCTCAAAACTTTCAATTACAATTAATGCTGTCGAAACTTCTTTGGTTTTAAATGATGCTTCCGCTTTTCAAGATACAATCGCAGGTTTTAATCTCCATGTAAAAATTGGAAGTGAAGTAATTGGGTACGCCTCGAAGACAGGTAATACCTTAAACGGATTAGTTAGAGGGGCATTAGGAACAACTGCGAGTACGCATGTAGCAACGAGTGATGTCTTAACAGAATATCAACTCGACTCGACATCCACTACTATTCCTTTGAAGACTACAAATCTAATGTTAACTCCCGAAGATATTTTAAGAACTTTCGTCATTATGGACGACGAGGTTATAGAGTATACAGGGATTTCAAATAATATGCTTACTGGATGTACCAGAGGCTCTGAAGGTACTATAGCAGATGTACATGATATTGATGCAGAAGTATCTACTTATTATTTTTTAGAAGAAGAAACAATACCTCTTGCGAAAAAACTTTTGTTTTCAGGACCTGATCAATTCTTTGTAGAAGACTTGCCGCTCTCTGATTTCGTTAGGCTTTCGCCTACCTCAACGGTAGCAGATGCGATAGTTTTTAATCATCCCGATATTAAAGCTCGTTATGGACTTACAATCGGCGACAAGGTCACTACGACCGGGGCGACCGAAGTAGCAAATAATATTGCCGAGGGGGTCATAACAGGATTCGGGGAATCGGAAGGGAAATCTTATATAATCATTGGCGGTGCTGCGCTTGTTGATGAGTCCGATACGGGAGCTGTAATATCACTTGAATCCCAATATCGCACTATGACTCAAGTCAGGACCGGATGTAACCTCTCCCCAGAACAAGTTGACGTAGATCACTTTGATTTTTGGGAAGACCTTTTTGGAACTACTTTTCCCCTTTATAGGTTTAAGTTAACAGAAAGTTTAACTGCAAAGGAATTTCTAGATACTCAAATTTTTCATCCTGCAGCCCTATACAGCGTCCCCCGTAAAGGGCGAATCTCGTTGCAATTCTCGCTACCTCCTCTCGCGCTTGAAGACGTTGTCAGGCTCGATATCACAAATGTGATGAACCCAGAGAAGTTAAAAATTGAAAGATCTGTAAACGAATATTTCTATAATGCGATTGAATACTCTGTAGACTATGACCCAATAGAAGATAAATATTTCAGAAGGGATATAAGAATTTCTCAAGACTCTCTTGATCGGATTAAAGTGGGCCTTAAAAAACTAGTCATCCCGGCAGACGGATTAAGAACAGAGATAGATAGTGACACTGTCATTACATCTTTGTCTAAACGGCTGTTGGATCGCTACCGTTTTGGTGTCGAAAGAATCGTAGGTGTAAAAGTAAATTATAAAACAGGTATGCCTTTAGAAGTATCCGACGCTGTAGTTGTAGACGGTAAAAGTTTAAAGCTAGTTGATACTTCAAGAGGAGACCGGGAGTTTAAATCACGACTTTTCGAAGTTATAAATAAATCTTGGGACTATGCTAAAGGTACAGTTAGTTTAGAATTACTGGATACCTCTTTTAATCTCGCTGCTAGAATTGGAGTTATGGGTCCCTCAAGTTGGATCGGTAGTGGTTCGTCTACTACAGAAATAAGAGTAAAGAGATCTTTCGCTACGACCGAAAGCGAACTAGAAGTATCCAAATGGGTCCCTTATGTTGGAGAAAAGATTCAAATCCGAGCGGATGATTATTCTTTCGCAGAAGAAGTTGAGATCATAGAGATCGCGACCAACCGAAATGATACATTAATAGTCAGCCCCGCTTTATCAGTTAGTCCTCCTGAAGATTACGTTGTTGACATGCCTGATTATGGATCTGGGGACTCAAATGAGAAGGCCTTATGGAAGAATATACATTGTTATGTTAGTCCTGTTGTGGACGTCGTGACGGGCATAGACGAGTTTAGTTTTACTGTAGCCCCGGGAGATATCAGTAAATTTTTTATAGATGGAGAGATTCGAGTCCACGATCCGACCTTCGATATCCGTAACAGTGTGCGTCAAACCATAACAAATATTGTAGGTAATACCATAACAGTTGAGAAATCTCTAGGGTTTACGCCTGTAGCGGGGGATGAGTGCCGACCTATAGGCTTTTCAAATGACCACGGATCAGCTTATAATTATCTCTAAAAGGAAAAGATATGCCAGATATAACCCCAAAGCGCGATAATATTGTCGAACAGGAAGTTGATTTCAAATCAGGTATCGCCGAGCGAACATGGTTCAAAATTGGCGCGGCTACTAACTTCATTAACGACCGACAAAATCAAATCCATTCATTTAATTATAATGGCCTCACCAGATTATTCACTAGTATCGTCGGAGCCGACGGGGTTTTCCCATGCCTATTCGATATGGAGATTGTCGGTCTTTCTATTTTCCAAAGAAGAAGTGGAACGAGTTCGAGTACGATAATTGAAATGGAATGGTACGATGCTCCGGGGTCTAATCAAGGTTCCATATATTCAACTAAACCCCAATTAAGTTCTGTTGTGGTAGATAACAGTTATATGATTTTTAATGCGATAACCGATACATCTACAGAAATAGGGGCCGGGTTTACTGCTCCTGTTTTTGCTAAAAAACAATTCAACGCCGGAGATGTTATTAACTGTATTGTTGAACAAGCAATGCCCGACTCCGAAGATTTAATGATAATGATTCATCATAGGCCTAGATAATGGCGACGGCTCACAGTAACTTTATTCGTTTTTTTAGCATAAATCTTTCGGCTATAGCGTTAGGCGAAGGATATGTTTCAAGCACCGGGACAACTAATAATCCTTGGTACACCGTTCCCCCCGGAAAGGTGGCTTTAATATGGGTCGTCATTACTTTTACTGGAGAAGTAAGAATCACTTCGCCTCTGGGAGCAAGTGGCGCGCAAACTCAAACGGGCGACTATTACAGTTTTATTCCACCGCTGATTTTTAATCCTGTAATTCCATCTAATGGAAAATGGGTCGTCATGGGCGAAGGTGACAGAATTTACAGAAATAGTAACAATGCGGTCGGATGGTTTGATTCAATAATATATATAAAAGAATTTGCAAGTGGACTATAGGAGAAAATTTTATGAGTACAGTTAGAGAAGGCGCGGTAAAAGTTTTAAGATTATATAAATATGGTTGGACGGGAAACGCGGGGACGGCCGAAGGTTTTGTTAATGACTCAACTTTTCAAACGGTTCAGAATCCGTTTTATATAGTTCCCCCCGGTAAAGTTGCACTGGTCTATGTATTAAAATATTACGACAATCACCCTATCCAAACTGGCGGACAAATTTTTATAGGTGGTAAACAAACAGATTTAAGCGGTGGAGCTGTAGCAAGTTCTAAGGCAATTACATCTATAGCCGGGTTTAATTCTATTGCCCCGGGCGAAGATCCGCCGAAATATTGGGTACTAACAGAAGGTGAAAGGGTTTTTAGAATAAGTAGCTTAGCGTGGACTTCAAGCATTTTTTCGCTTCTAGTTTTTGAATATAATAGCCCGAGTTAATTATGGATATACAAGATAAAAACCCATTTACTTTTATTGACGATGCTATAAGCGTTTCTAGAATTATTCCTAATCAGCTTTATACTTGCCCGGCCAATACTATCGCGATCGTTTACGCTCAAACTTTCGATATTGCTTTTCCCGAAAATGAAGATGCGGAATATACCTTAGAGGCCGGGGATTCTATAGGGAATGATTTATATTTTTATTATGTCAGAGAGTATAAAATTTTAACTTTATTAAATTTATAAAAAAGGAGTGCTTGTGCTATTAAAAACTCTGTTAGCTATAATGGCCACTCAATATTTAAACACGCCTTATAAATGGGGAGGAAATAACTACGATGGGCTCGATTGTTCAGGATTGATAATTAGGACACTCAGGGATATTGGCCAGAACGTGCCAGATATGAGTGCCCAATCTATTTACCATTGGGCCGCAGATAGGAAAGACTCTCAGTCTTGCGAACCCGGAGAAGATTGTTTATTATTTTTTGGGAGTCGATTATCATCAATATCTCATGTAGCTATTGCACTCTCAGGCGGGAAGTTTATGATCGAAAGCGGAGGGGCCGGAAGAGAATCGGTTACAATGGCTCCTTCTGATCTAGCTAGAATTGATGCCAGAGTTAGGATTAAACCGATTTCAAATAGAAAGGATCTGATCGCGTCGATTAGAATTAAATATTAGGAGGACTATCATGGATGAAGAATTTAAAAAGACACTTATTGATTTAGCAGAAAAGAAGGGTCTATCAATGGGCGAAGAGGCTCTTGAAGAACTTTTAGATTTCTCGTTTGAAGTCATATCGCTTGTCGTAGAAAAATCAGAAAACAAATACGACGATATGATTTGGGGAGCAGTCAAAGGTAAAGCTAAAGAGTACCTTGCTAAAGTTATTAATAAAGTTGATGGGAACCCAGAGGATTAATGAACTTCCTATCTGTCTTACTCAAAGCTATTATCCCGGCGGTACTCCCAACTTTTCTCTCTTGGTTTGCAAAGCAATCTGGAGCTTGGGCCAAGAGTATCGTCAATTATTTTAAAGATAGAAGTGCGAGAAAATCAGTTAAAACAAAAAAAGCAGTCAGAGAGAATATTATTAAACGAATTGAAATTGCTACAGAAAAGGAAGACCATGAAGAACTTGAAAAGCTCCATGTTGCTTTACATATCGTCGATTCTACTGACTAATTGCAGCTCCAATAAAAACCTAATATTAAATAGTATCGAAAGTGAAAAACGCGAGATGTGTACAATGCTAACCTCATTCATGGTCTGCACTGACACTAGAATTACTAAGGCCCCAAAAGGCTGTTTTATGCTTAATAAATACAACCATACTTATAAATGCCCCATCCCTAGATTCCTTGGGTATCAATGTACATCAGCGGATACATATCGAAATATAGTTAATCAGATCGACGAACTAACATTACAAAACGGAATATTAAAAAGAGAGATTGATTAATCCTCAATTTCATGATTCCACTCTGTAGCCCAGTGGTAGGCTTCTCCGAGTCTGACTTCTAAAGATTCGGCGTTGTCATAGTCTCCGCGCTCAAAAGTTCTAATATAGTTCCAAAGGATGAAAACTATCTCGGCTAACATCTCGGGATCTTGCTCGACTTTTTTCTTTATTCTGTCGAGAAAAATCTCATCGAATTCTTCTTGGCTTTTAAAAAAAAGTAACTTTGCCATTAAGATAGCTCCCAATTATCACGGTAGCCCCCGAACTTACACTCGCTTCTATTGAGTCTAAAATGGATTGTCTTTGTGGTAATGAGGGCCTTTGGCACAAGATGAAATAAGCCGATTGCTCCGACAAAGATTGCATAATAATCAAAGGCGGACTGCTCATAATCTCTATTGATCGAGACTTGATAGGTTTTTTTGCCGCCATAAGGCTCCCTAGATGTTGATTTAACTTGGATGCGAAAAAGAATCCCCTCTTTTTCTATAATGAAATCATAAGGTGAATCATGAGTTATGGGTCTGCAAACTCTAAAACCGTTTTCAACGGCCCCGACAGTGAACTTCTGCTCTGCTATTTGACCCAAGACTATTCTCCCATTCATGGGAAAATTATACCTATGTTGACAACAGGTAACAACGTGGGGAGTTAGTCAAGTATTCCTATGTATGTGAGTTTTTTAGAATGGTCAATGGCCATTTCTTCATATTTAAGCCCTAAGATCATTTTCTCGTATTCGTACCAGTATGCTCTCTCGGAATGGCTATAAAATACGAACATATTTCTATCCTCTCTATAAAAAATAGTAACCATAGGCTCTTCGCTATTGTGTAATGATTTGTCTTGTTTCAACCCTCTCTCCTTTATAGGACCATCGAATCATCCCTTCAAATTCGACTTTTAAAACTTTCTCGTATGCGGGGATTGCAAAAGGGAAAAACTCATCTAGTTGTGATTCTACGAAAACCACAGCGTCTTCCCGGGTATAGAAAGCCTCATCTAGGGCTCCTGAATATGAAGGGTCATCGTCAAAGAAAAACTGAATCATCCATCTTATTTCTTGAATCTTTTTCCCCGCCATCCCTCTACTCCAATAGGGCAACCTTTTCCCCAAGTTGGAACCGTGGCCATGAGTTTTTCGAATTCTTCTACAGAACCAAAAGCCTCCGGTACTTCACAAATAATTTCATCATGAACGGTCATAATTATATGATAGCCTTCTTTTTCTACTCTTAACATACCATCGGCCATAAAATCTCTTGCAGTAGCTTGAACAATGTTTTCCGCCAGTTTTCCGCCATAAGTTCTTTGACGTTCCCATTTTTTTGTTTTAGAGTTCGTCCCCATAAATGAAACTTGTTTTTTGACTCCAAATCTAGTTGGCTCCTCTTTAATGATTGGTTCTCTATAGGCAATCTTTCTCCCATTTGGTAAACGGCAATAGAGAAACCCCCCTGTGTGCTTAAATTTAATCAGCCCCACTTCCGTAACTAATCCGGGATTCTCTACAGCCGCTATCGCAGCATCATTCAATGCGTACCAAAACTTGACCACTTTTGGGAATCGTTTTCTAAAACCATCTACTCCCATAGCTGCTTGAGCTTTTGTAACTGGGATACCCCAATCGTGGCAAGTATCATAAAATTTTATCTTCCCCATCTGGAAGCCACATCCTAAAATTGCGGCTTTTCCAAGCTGCCTTTCCATTGAATCTTTTTTGATAGCATCAATGGGTTTATTATAAATAAAGGACGCCATATCTTCATAAGCCTTTCCATGTGTTTTATAAATTTGTAATCCGGTTTTCTCGTTAGCTAACCAGAATAAAACTCTCGATTCAATTGATGCGAAGTCGGCAGCAATTAAATCTCTCCCTACAGGGGCGGTAATCATTCCGCGAAGACAGGAAGAGATCGCTCCCATAACGTCAGGATACAAATACTTAAACAACTCATAATCATTCATCTTTAAAGTATCAATGCACTCATTGACGTCTTTAATACTCCCTCTGGGGAAATTATGAGGTTGTATCAAACGACCCGACCATCTCCCTGTCGAAGCACCATGATAAAGCATAGTCCCTCTGACTCTATTATCATTGGGGTCTGTTGCGTTCAGAAAGGTTTTAAATTTTGTTGTTGAAGATTTAGAAAGCTTCTGTCTAACTTCTAAAATCTGTCGAGCTTTTCCTTTAACCCCATCCCCTCCCAATATATCGGCAACGGTCGCGGCTTGTAGATTCGGGAGATCTGTTCCAAGCCCTGACAGGTAATCTAGTATCTTTTGTCTTTGCCCCGCAGTTTGGATTTCCCCGTCAGTTAGGTCTTGCAGCTTTTTTAAAAGCACGACACTATATCTGTCAATAAAATCTAAACATATTTTTACAAGAGGTATGTCAATATAGAGTCCTCTTAGATTAATTTTCTGATCTAATAAAAATAATATTTGTTCGTTTTTTGAAAGCTCTGGCATTAATTCAGAAGCTAACTCTTCTGTCTCGGTATCTGTATGACAGTATTGGATTAACCGTACTAAATCTTGAGGGTCTTCATGCCATCCCCCTTCCGGTTCTTTTTTAGTTTTCTTTTTTGGTCTAGTCATCTTAAGCATAAGTCTGCGACCTTCCATGTCTTTCTGCACTGGAAGATGTAAAGCTAAAGCTAGGTTCTCTAGATTTCTCGGGAGCGATAAAGCCGCTGCTTTTGCTGCCGAACAAGTCCAACGATCTCTAGAAATAATTGGAGCTTGATACTTTTTAACCATCACGTTTTCCCAAATAGCTAATTCAAATTGGGAGTTATGGGCTTCAAAAGGCAAGACGCTATCTATAGCACTTTTGAGATCTTCGGGAAAACCGGGGTCAACCGAAGGGACCCAAATCCCTTTAGGCCGCCCCGGTATCCTATAAGAAAGACAGAGTACGTCGGTAGTTTCATGGAGTGAATATGTCCAACCCCCCGTCTTTTTTATATCCGCTTCACTTCTAGTTTCAAAATCTATTGTAACTTTAGAGGTCAAAATCTTCATCCCCATCATCTGAACTTGAATCTTCTCCCGCATCGACGGCGTCAAAATCGTCTTTCGCTTTCGTTTTGCCCGATAACGGCTCGCCATCTGCTAATTTTTGAATATTTGAAAGAAGAAAAGATACACCTTTATTCCCCATGGTATCATAAGGGAAAGCTAGAAGAGTAGCTCTTGCATAACATCCTGCATAGAAGTCTTCATAGTCTAAAATATCATCTCTCTGTTGGTCTACCAGACCGGGCTTTTGTTTTGAAGATGCCGTAACAAATGTAATACCCTCTTCATATCCTTCAAATTGAAGTTTCTCAGTAGCATCTCTAAATGGATTTCTTAATCCTTTAGGTCTCTTACTTTTATCGGGCCATTTGGCTTTGATCGCATCTTGCGCAGCTTTCTTCATTGCTGAGAGGTCTGCTTCGTCGTCAAACAACATTGCCATTGAAAATTTGGGATCTTGACCCTCTTCAATTGCTTTCGCCTTAAAGACGTTCGGAAACGATACTCTGAATTTTGGTGTCATTACTTTTACTAATTCTGATTTTGCCATTTTAGTTCTCCTTAAAATCGTCGGCGGCATTGAGAATTATTTCTCTGCCTTTATCACTTTCAGGGACTACTTTAAGTGAGCCCTCAACTTTATAAATATATGGTTCAAGTTCTTTTTTATCAATTAGCTTTTCAAGTTTCGCCGGAGACTTTAACTTAACGTCGAATAGTTCTTCAGAAGTTTTTGTTTCAGCAAACTTTATAACTTCGGATTCGTCTTCCCATCTTCTTGATCCCCTACCTCTAATCATCTTTAGTCCGGGCATCTTCTTCCCTTCCATGATTTCATTGAAAGCTAGATCTTCACACGACTTCAGAAAACCTCGAATCATTTTTGCAGCATTAACCACATCGACTATTTGTTCTTTTGTAAGGAGCTTTGGGTCCGCAATCTTATCTTGAAAGTCTGTCTTAGCTGCGACTTGAGCGTTATCGTGAAGCTGCGGGCACATTCCCGCTGCCGGACAAAAACCACAGTGGTCCCCTGCGAACATTGGAGGTTCTGCCCAATTCGTCATCTTTGCACTTATTACTATTTTCTTGGCCCACTCTTTTAATTCCTGAAAAGTTATTCTCCATCTTCTTATGGGTCCTTTAAAATGATAGGCCCTTGGCTGAATGATAACCATTTCGATCTCTTTAATGTCATCGCGCCATTTCTTCTTTTTATAATCATAAGAAGCCCCAATTGCATAGTAGACTAATTGAGAATTATCATCAGCATCGACAGCAATCCCTGCTCCATGTTTATAATCGTAAACTCTAAGAAGACCTTTTTTAAAAGTGCAAGCATCATTAGTTCCAAACATTCCGGGATAGAGCCAACCTAGATTGAATCTTTTCTCAACTTCTATAGTGACACCTTTATTTTCTTTTCTGATAGTATCATAATAGAGATTAACAGCTTCAATCATTTCATCGTTTACTTCAAAGCCTTTAATCTTATGACCTTTAAAGTGATCTGCTTTCTTCTTTTCTAACAAGCACATCTCCGCTAATTCATGAGCAGCGGTCCCTTCCATAGCAAAAGCAGAACCTTTACTTTTTGGGGCCTTCTTCGCCATCTCTACTGAAGCCGGACAGTGCATCCATCTATGAGAAGAGGAAGCTCCGAGAACAGAGTGAGCTAAACCATCTGTAGATTCTTTAGATATATTGTTCATTTCTTTCCCTTTTTTTGTTTTGCAAACCAAGCTATTACACATTCAGTCTGATAGATTGCGTCGTCTTCCGCATTATGATGAGTGCCTCCGCGCTCTACCATGTCAGTTATTTTATACATCCTATTTAGTGTTCTAAAACACATCACGTTCCAGAACATATAGGGAATCTTAAAACCTATTGACAAGAAAAGGGAATCTAATATTGGGACATCAAACGCCGCCCCATTACCCCAAACATTAAGACCCTTCCAAGCATTGCCCTTCTTTTTTAATATACTGGAAGTCCATGAAGTGAAGTCTATACAAAACTCTTCAACCCCAACTCTTTCATTATGCCTTCCGTTTTTTGTTAAAACTTCTGAAGCTTCTGAGCTGCCGGAGAACCACCAACGGAGAGTATCTTCAGTGACGATGCGGCCCTTATCTAACTGATCTTGTATCTTGAACTCCCAATAGTTTGTTTCAAGTATCTTGTCGTTTTCGAACAGGACCGCACCAAGAGAAACTACTGCCGTTTCTGGCAGAGTTCCTAAAGTTTCAAAGTCAATCATTAAGTGCATTATGATAACGCTCCCATAAGGGCATCAAAATTTTCTGGTTGAGCGTCTGCTATCTTCGAATACCCGTGATCTTTAAATATCTTTACTACTGCGGGCTTGCCATGCTTCTTGGCATATTTTTGAGCCTCTTTTCTGACCTCTTCGAGAGTCCACTCATCTTCACTAACCTGTGGCATATCATCTAAGCCCCCAAAATCGTCTGAAGCCTCTTCAGCTTTAAGTAGTTCGCCTAGAGAATCACATTCTCCGGCCAAGTATTTCGCCTGACCTTGCTTACCAAGTTCGCCCCAATGCTTTTTAAATAGTTTAATTTCCTTGGGTCCGGCAGGAGGGAGATCTTCGGATAAGAATACGCTCCTTGATTCAGCCTCTTCTTCTTTAGCTTCTTTCTTTGTTTCTTTCTTTTTAGTTTCTTTCTTTTTAGTTTCTTTCTTTTTAGTTTCTTTCTTTTCCACTCTCGGTTGCTCTACTTCTCCGGCTAACGCTCTTAATACTCCGCCAGTAAGTTCTAGCGATTTAGCTAGACTCAATAATAGTTCGGTTTGCTTTTCCACTCTTAGTCTCCCATTATAGTTTTGATATTCCCATCTTTCTTAAGATGGCTTCTTAAAATCTTTTCTGTTAGAGAATTCAGTAAAACTAAATACTCACAAAGACAAGAATAGTCTTGGCCTATCCGGTGGATTCGATCAAACGCTTGATCGTTATTTCCCGGAGTCCACGAAGGTTCTACGTTGATAACATAACTAGATGCTGTCAATGTAAGACCTTCATGGGCCGCACTAGAACCAAGAAAAATTCTTGTGTTTATATCAGCTTGGAAAATATCTACTAGACCCTGTCTTGATCCCTTAGGAGTAGACCCATCTATTTTTACCAAACCGAATTCTTTTAATTCTTCTTCTAAAATATCTATGCAATCTTTATGGTGCGCAAAAACTACAATCTTTTTATGTCCACCATCCAACTGTTCTCTAATATAATCCGCAGCGATTGGAGCTATCTTTTCGCCTAGCTCTCTCCTCATCTCCGATAAACCCTCGTAGCTTACTGGGATGTTCCCGCCAACGATTGCTTTATAGTCAAATTGGTTCATACTCTCTACCAATCTATCGCAATCCGGGTCCGAGTTAAGATAAGTAATTACTACATTCTTTCTCGGCAGATCTTTTAGGACGTTCTTTTTTAGTCTCCTAATCATAAAAGTGGATCTCAACCTATTAGATAAATCTTTTAAGTTAGAAGCTCCTCTAAAATCGGGGCGTCCCGCAGAATCATAATGTCCCCCACAATATTTAAAGCCGTAGGTTTCTTCGCTCATTAGTGTGTCGCCTTTCATCAGAGCGACCGGACAGAGAGCTGTTATGATCCCATATAATTCAATTGGCCTATTTGGTGAAGGGGTCCCAGTTAAAGCTAAAACATGTCTAACTTTTTTAAGAACTCCCTTTACTTTCCCTCCGCCAAAGACTGCTTTTGTTCTTTTAGCTTTTGGGTTTTTAAGTTTATGGGCCTCATCAACTATTAAATAATAAAAACTTTTTCGACTAAACTTGTCAAATAAAATTTTGTTTGAAAACAAATTAAATGAGATAATGTAACAATCTACATCGCTTAACTCGTCGCGTCCCGTATTAATTAATTGATAGGATAATTTTTTCATACTCCATCTTTCAAAATGTACTTTCCAATTCATCATTAAAGAGGCAGGGCAAATGATCAAAATTGGGAATCCCGGTCTTAAATTTGTCACGCCGATAGCTTGCACAGTCTTGCCTAAACCCGGCTCATCGCCTATGAGAGTGTGTATAAAAGGATTATAGACCGCAAACTCTATTCCTGCTTTTTGGTAGGGTAGGTATTCTAGACCTTCCGGGCTCGGAATTTCTAAATCTGAGTCCGTCGCGTATGACATCTCAATACGTTCCGGGTCATAAATTATTTCGTTATTTGGTTTCATAGTTAAGGTATGAGGATAATTGGATATGAGCGATTTTGTCAAAATATATTTTGACATAAAGTATAATTTAACTTTAATATTTTATTACAGTTTTTGATTAAGCTCAGTTGTTCCCTTTTTTTCCTTTGTGAGGGGGAGCAATGTCTCTTTAAAGTTTGGGGGGGGTCGGTTTACCACCAGTTCCGGCCCCCCTTTTTAATTAGGAAACAAAAATGAACATAGTAGAATACATTGAAGCAATGGGGGTCGATAGGGTCTCTCTGCTCGCAGACGTTACAAGGCAAACAGTTTACAATTGGAAGGCTTTGAAGATCTGCCCGCAACCTGAAAACGCCTTTATTCTTATTATAGAGAGTAGAGGAATTTTAACTTGGGAATCTATCTATCAACCTTATTTCGATCTGAATCATTAATATGGATAAAATAACTAGAAAAATTTTAGGAGCTTATTGCAAGCGCGGATTTCACCTCTTCCCAATTAAAAGAGAGACAAAACGTCCGGCGATTATGGACATGCTTAATAAAGCATCAGCCGATATGGATCAGCTAGAAAAGTGGTTTAAGAAATTCCCTAAATGCAATTGGGGTTTATCATTAGCCAAGTCTGGTCTTGTTGCCGTCGATATTGATTGGAAGCATGGTGGGATGGAATCATGGAAAACTTATATAGATATGAAGGGCGAGCCTGAAACTCTTAAAGCGATTACTGGATCTCAAGGATTCCATTATGTATTTAAAGCTGAGTCGAAAAGATATCGCGGTAAAATCCAAGACGGTATTGATATTAAATATAATGGGTACATAGTAGTTTATCCCTCCAAGCACCAAGATACTAAAAAACTTTATAAGTGGGTCGATTGGAAACAAAATATAAATACTGCTCCTGAATGGTTAAAAGATCTTATAGAAAAAGATGAGAGAGTCGGGAAAAGTGCGCCGACTTATAAATTTGGGAATAAATATATTGAACGATTGGTTAAGATGCTAAAAGATGTTCCCCTATCATACGAAGAGTGGGTACAATGTGGTATGGCAATTCATGCCAGTGACCCAAGCGAGAATGGTCTTGCTTTATTTTTAGAAGTAACTCAGGGAGAGAATTATGAGCAGGGAGATGAAGAGAAGGCAGAGGGAAAATGGTCGTCGTTCGGAGGCAACGGAATTAGTCCTCTTAGTCTTGGCTACATTCTTCGCAAGCATGGTCGCGAAGTTCCTAATCCTAACCTTGAAGAAGACAAACGAGCCTTTAAAGAAGCCCAAAGAGAAGATATACAGAAACAGAAAGACGAGGACGGATTCGCCGAGAAAAATGGCAAGCTACTCAATTGGTCACGGGGTAACATCATTGAATACTTCAACACGAGAGGATACGCTTTCTTAATAGGCGGAGGCCAATCGCCATTTCTCCGAGTTAGACCAAACGAAGTCGGCGGAGGAGTCGAACTCCTAACAATGTCCGAGAGATCCCTTAGAGATCTAACAGCTCCTCTACATTATGCGACTATAAAAGAGACTCAAACAGAAGTTAAAACTGTACTTACTCCCGCTTATCGAGAATGGGTAGAGTCACCAAAGAGAAGACAATTTAAAAAAGTTGTGTTCAAACCAGAAGCTGATAAACATGAATTAAATCTGTGGACCCAATTATCTCCACTCGACCCGATTAAGGGTCAGGGGCTTCCCAAGCCTATTAAGTCACTGATCTTCGAATCATTATGTGACAACGACCAAGAAAAGGGAGAATGGCTTTTAGATTGGCTTGCCCATCTCATACAAAAGCCTTGGGAAAGAGTATCAACCGTTCCTGTTCATATATCTAAGCAGGGAGCAGGGAAAGGTATTCTCTACGATATGATTATAAAAGAGATTCTAGGGGCGCATTACCTAATGGTCATGACGTCAGGTGAGTTAATGTCACGATTCAACGTACATCTTTCAAAACGATTCTTGACCTTCATTGATGAGGCCACATGGAGAGGAAATAAAACAGAAGACGGAATCTTAAAAAGACTAATCGGCTCACCTACAATGAGCGTCGAAGAAAAGTTTGGCCTTCGTTATGAGATCGAAAATTATAGTAGGTATGTTATCGCTTCAAACAACAAAGAAGCTGTTGCGGTCGAATTAGGTAATAGGAGATATGTATTAATAGAAGGGAACCCGGAGCTTGCTAATGATGGCACATATTTCTCACCGTTAGTAGAGGCGATACAGGCAAATGACGGTGCGGCGATGCGGGAGTTCTATGGTTTCTTATTAGAGAGAAATATCTCTACCTTTGAACCTCATCAGATTTTAGAAAATAATATGTCAGGAGCAGAAGCGAAGATCGCAACGATGGGTCCTGTCGCTATGTTCTGGGAGGATACTCTTTTTGAAAATCCTAGAAAGCTTTGGTTAAAAGAAAGAGGACTTTATCGTTCTATTGTTTTTGGAGAGTTTAATAGATTCTGTAATGAGATTAAAACTTATACGAAGTCAATCTCTCCTACTGCTTTCTGGAAGAAGACGAAAGAATTAGTCCCTCTGCTCCCGGAGAAAACAATGGCGAGAACGGACGAAGGCGGATTGGCTAAAGTTATGCCAATAAGTCCTAAGAAGTTCGCGAGTCAGTTTTGTAAAACGGTTCAAATTGACTCACCCGAAATACTAACAAAAGATTTTTTATTAATTAATGATTTTGAAGAGGAACAGGAGTTTGATTTATGAAGGGTCAATGTGATGAGCATGGTTGCAAAGAGATGCTATGTGGTTGCCCTGTTTCAGAGTTAGAAGATGTTGGAGCTTTTTCAGAGCAGATACGAGCAAAAGATAAATGGATTTCTGAACTTCTCGATGAGGTTGAGAAGCTTACATTAAAATTAGAGGAGCAGGAGTTTGATTTATGAGAGTCGTCCATAAGAGCCACGGGGTTAGAAGAACAAGCAGTGTTAAACTACCTCTTGTAGAAACCAAGTGTGGAGTTAAAATATTTAAGAATGTTAAATCACAATGGAAGGCTACTACATGCGCAGTATGCCTTTGCTATAAAGGGAAAAGAGAATGACATTAAAACAAGCATTAATTGAGTTATCAAAATCTAAAGAGTTAAACCGAGGGAAGCCCGAGGGAAAGCCCGAGGGGAAGAAATGAGTAAATTTAGAATTATAGAAGAACACCTTATACCGGGGAGGGGGAACGTGGGTTTAGTAATTGATAAAAAATGGAAAGACGATCAAGGGAACATAAAGCCGAACAGTTGGGATACGTGTTCAGAAAATCCTTCAACGTGGAATAATGGCGTAGCTATTATGAGAGATAAACTAGGACTTCATAACCCAAATGTTTTCGATATTGCTCAACTTAATGCTAATAAGCATCTCACCAACGGGGGCCGCTATATTACTAACGACTATGATATAGAAAAAGTTGAAGCTTGGAATGAAAAATATGGTCTTGGCCATAGATTAGCTAACGCTCTTAAATTATCTCATACTTTAGGATTAGAACGGAGCCCAGATCGCTTTAGTCATGATGAGACTAATGGGGTCGCTAGTGGTAGTAACTATTTTTTAAGAGTGAGCCCGACTAAGGGTCAAGAGAGAGCTAGGCATTTAAATAACCTAGAAATTATAGAAGATTATACTTCCCAAACTTGGTATCGAGCATACGATTGCGGGGCGGGGGTTAGGTATGCAAAGAGACCTTATGATAATAGAAACCTAATATGTCAGATTGAGTTTTTTGCAACGAAAGCATTTAATTCAACTGATAAAGATTCCAGAGGTTGCTACCATGCGAGCGGAAAATACCAAGCGTGGTTAAGAGTTGTGGGCCTCGGTTTAGATTTAGAGAAGTGTACTAAGGATATGCCAGAAGAGGGAGGACTCGTTGAGATGTTCTCTAATTTTATACCGGAGCATGACCATCCTTTAAATGTGATGGCCCGAGGCTTATATTCATAAGTTATAATAAGGATTATACCGTAGAGTTAAGGAGTTGAAATTATGAGTTTTACTGATGGGAACAAAGAGAATGGTAAGCATTATTGGTTAACCCCTCCCAGTTTAATGGACGAACTGAATAAGGAATTTAACTTTAGTTTCGACCCATGCCCATTCCCAAGACCTGACGACTTTGACGGATTTACCGATGATTGGGGTTTATCTAATTGGGTAAATCCTCCATTTGGATCCGTCATGCACCAAGGACCAAGTGACAAGAAGCCGAAAAAGAAAGGACCTACAGCATGGGCTAGAAAATCAATTGAGGAATATAAAAAAGGAAATAAAGTAGTTATGGTTTACCCCCTTAATAAGTGGGAATTAATGCTAATAGAGCACGCTTCGGAAATTAGAAATCTGGGTGACGTTAAATGGTGTGCCACCGAAGATGGGTCAGCAGGAAAAGGGATGGGTCGGCATATCGCAATGTTTGTCTTGGATCCCAATAATAAAAAAGCCTACACTCCCGACGACAAAGATAGGTTGATTGAGCTTTTAGAGAAGAAAATTAAGATTTTAGAAAGACACTCTAAGGTATAATGGAAATTATGACATATTTACTATAAAATGACAAGTTCACGAAATTTAAGAAATATTTAAAATTTGTCAGCCTTTTAGAAATTATACCGTATAGAAATAAAGGATAAGTGTATGAGATTTAAGAAATATTTAAAAAAGGAATTATAAAGCAGTAGCAGCTTGTAGCAGCTTGTAGTAGGTCTGAATAATAGCTATACCAAAAAAGGGATATGCTACGGATATGCCATTTATGGTATAAGTAAGGGGGTTATATGAAAGACTATATAATACCAGTAATTGTTTCAATCCCCTTTCTACCTGTAACAATTCCCTATATTGTTTTCTTACATATATTTAAAAAGGACGAGGGTTTATGGAAAAATTAGATCAAATAAATAGTATGCTAAAAGAAATATCGAGCCCTCTTCGGTTAGAGTGTTTAAAAGAAGATGTTGATTATTTCTTCTCGCCTATAGTGGATGAAGACTCAGAATTCTATATCGCATATAAAACTTTAAACATAAGACATTATAAAAGTTTAAGAGGACCATTAACTAAATGGAGGATGAGTGCTTCTTGTCTTTCCGCTTTTATTCGGAATACAGACCCGGGTGGTTTTGAGGCCCCAACAGAGAGGGTCTGTAAAAATTGCTGCGAAAAGAAACCAATGGTGGATTTCTCTATCTCTTTTAAGAACGGTAATAAGATATATTGGTATTCGGAATGTAAACCCTGCCGCTCAGATATTCAAAATCAGAAATACTCAGCTATTAGGGCGGAGAGAGATCCTCACAGGTATTTACAGTGTGATGAGTGTTCTCATATCCAAATTAAATATAAAAACACGAAGATGGGGGCCATCAAAACTGAGTGTGTTAATTGTGGGGGCGGAGAGATCCTGCCTTTTATTTGACAAGTTGTGCGTATGCGTTATTCTTGAAATATGAAGAGAATATTTCTTTTATTTTCTATAATCTTAAATCTCGGGCTCACCTATGATAACACTGAAAACCTCCCTGATATTGCTCCCGATAGTATTCTTGTTTTTACTTATGATAATGGCAAATACGGTATCGAAGTCGTATGTCCCGAAACGTGTGACAATTCGTATCCGCAAGAAGAAGAAGACTCCGATACCTCTGTATCACTAAGCCCTGAATTAAAAAACCTCATAGAAGAGTTGTCCCGCCAATATTAATAGGCACTTTTTCATATAAATAAACTCCTGTTAAATTTATAAACCCTGTAAATTATTCAAAAGTCATCATTTGATGCAGATTGATGCTATATTGCTTTTAATGTAACTGTGCAAGGGAGATTCAAATGTTTAATTCAAGATTTTTATTCCATAACAGTACCGCTAAATCAAGACAGGAGCGCAGTGAGTTAAGGACTCAACTTGCTGAGATATTAGAAGTCAACGAGGATAAACTGTCTGAAGATGTATTTAAAAAAGCTAAATATGCCTTTTTAAATGCGGGCGTATCGGGTTTAAAAGTCGCTCTCAAATTAATAACTAAAGACCTAACTGGTCCCTTAGTTGGTCCAAAAACTAAGTATATTGTTGTTAGTGGTAACACCTACAATCATAGAGATGAGTTAAAGCGTCTTCAATTTAGAATAACTAAAGTTGATAATACTTGGTTACATTATTTAAAAGTCCAAGAAGATAAAGCTCAATATTGGATGAAAGCTATAAACGATATTGACGCAAATCTATTTGTATTTAATTCCGATAGTGTCCGCGCTGTGCTTCCATTATTAAAAGAAGCTATTGAATTAGACAAGACTGAAGCCCCTAAACCAAAGGTAGAGATTATTAAGCACGAGCTTACTGGCAAGGTCTTAGAGATGTCTAAATGGTTCGCTAACATTCTACAAGAGAACACTACAAGTCCTATTAAGTTTAGAAATATTAAAATCAAAGCAGTAAAACGGGAAACCGAGAAAGCCTATTTAATGGATATAGAATACTATTCTGGAGTTGTTTCTAGTTGTGGGTGTTGCGGCCTACCTCTTACTAACGATGTTAGTAGGATGACCGGGATCGGCCCAATTTGTGCCGGGAAATTAAACATGCCTCGTCCTACAATGAAAAACGCTAAACAGTTCATGAAAGATCTCGATGAAAAATTTAAAACACTCGGGACATTTAAAGAAGTATGGATACCAAAAAGTCAAATCAAAAGGACCAACGAAGGAGAGAATAATGGCCCGAACAACGATTAATTTAAACAGTCAATCCGAAAGATTGATAAAAGAAACCGGGGTCCAAGTATTTGGATCTCGAATATTCAGCGACCCGAAAGTGGGGTCATCAACTATTTTGAATTATATACTTAACAAAATCCTCGCTGACCAAGAAATGCAAAAAAGAATCGGAGTCAGCTTACAACAAGGGGACCAAGAATGAGCGACCGGGATCAATGGAGTATACATATATCTGAATCTCTAGAGCATCTCATGAAATCTATCTCGCAAATAGACCAGAGACTCGAGTCATTAGAGAACCCAATTACTCAGCGACTCGAGGACCGGGGAGAGGCGGTATCTTCTTGTCAATATTGTCAAGCGACCATTCTATTAGAGACCCGGTTCTGCCTTAAATGCAAAAAGACAAGAGATGAGTTCTTTAAAAAAGAGTATTACGAAAGGATGGGATGGGATTACAAGAGCCCCGAACAGAAACGAAAAGACTTCAAGATCAAACAAGTGGCCATAAGGTCTACTAGGTATTCTAAAGGAGATAAGTAATGAGAGTAGGTATGCAAAGAACAGAAGTGCAGCTAACTAGAGAAGAGGTCAGCGTCATCAGGATCGCGTTAGACCATCTCCATCAGAACTTTAAGAACATGTCAGTGGATGAGAAGCAGAGGCTGTCAAGGGAAGCAAGAGACCTCTTAGACGGATTCAGGACTATTAAAGATGAGGTTTATAGGGGAGTGGAGGAATGATAGTTCGAAAAGAAGAAGGGAAGTACATTATGACGCATATTGTAGGATGTATCCTACATTATGATGCATATTATCAGGTCATTCGGATACATACTTATCCCGATAATAGGCTTAATAATTTTAATTCATATCCCGATAATAGGTTTAATAATTTTAATTCATATCCCGATAATAGGTTTAATAATTTTAACAATTAGGAGATTAGGCGATGCGGACGAGAATATCTGTAGAAATTAATGTGAAGGAATCTGTTTCCGTTTTTACTCGTTTTTGTGTGCGAGTTGCGTCATTTGACCTTATCGACGCAGGGGGTTTAGAAAGTGCAAAACATACTCTAGCGTTTGTACTTTCAGACCCAAAGCGTCATGTTTCCGATTTTAGGGGTAAAAAAGGGAAACAGGAAACAAAAAGGGAAACAAAAATTCCTCTTTAATATCTTATACTTATCTTATATTGTTTCTCTTTTTCTCTTTTTTAGAAAAGTATTAATAGATAACTAAAAGTATAAGAGTATAAAAGTAATTCAAGAGTAAGTAGTTCAGAGTAGTAGTTTTATATGTAGGGAGTTGAGTACCCCTAAAAACGGAAATCGGAAACAGATCAAAAAGTGCGCCTTGTTTTTTGGGTCTTATTCTGAAAAGCTTTTTGGATGAGAAAAAACGAAATGAAGTTTTTATCGGATCTGAAAAAGAGCTTCAAACGACATGGAGCTTGGTTCTATAAAATTCCTGACACGCCTACTAGTTTAAGATTCACTCCGGCCAAACCATTCGATGTAGTGCTATGTGTCGAGGGAGCTTTCGTTTCGATGGAAGGCAAATGGTTAGATTGGACCGATAAGAAAGGCTATGCCTTCAAGTATGATGACCTGAGAGACTCACAAAAACTGGGTTTACAGCACATCGAAGACCATAAGGGTATATCGTATGTCACTTTAGGATTACGAGCAGCGAGAGGCGATGTGAGGGCCTTATTTTGGGAGCATAAAGATTTCAAACAGTTGTGTGAAGATAATAACGGTCGGATATCTCGTGAGATGCTAGAACAAACCCCCTTTATTCCCTGCGTTGATAAGAAATACGATCTTAGTCAGATAATTTCAGATATAAAATCAAATACTTTCTTTCAAAACCTAATGAGATAGTACACACTAAGTAGATGAGAGGTTTTACGCACTAGGGCCTTTCGCATCCGGGGGAGTGTTACCAAGGATGGTAATTACTTCCCCATCTTAACTTAGTGTGTTATAAATTCTTATGGCGATGAAATTTAAAAACAATTTTAAATCCGAGATGCAGAGATTAGCTAACACGCTTGGTAAAGACGCTCCCCGAATTATTTATAAAGCGGAAGCAATAACTCTTAAAAAACTAGGGATATCTATAAGAGCGGAAGTGACGAAGATTGCAAGAAAGAAGCTAGGTCTTCAAAAAGAACCCGCCGGGACTAAGATTTCTGCGGATCAATTTAAAAAGGAATTCACGCGGATTGAGATGCACATACCTTCTAAAGGTAAAGCGCATATGGCCGTTATTGTTAAAGGAAAATCTGTACCGATGGCCCGCTTCTTATCTTCACCTAAGAAAATATTATCCCAGAAAGGAATCAAACCTCGTAGAAGAAAAAAAGTAGTAGTTGAAGTGTTTAAAGGGAAGAAGAAAACTCTTGCTTCGACGACGTCAAAAACGCCTTTTCTCTTTAGGGATGAAAATGGGAAGATTCAAGTCGGAAAAAGACATTCAACAGGAGTAAGAAAGAGAAGAAAAGATGGTCAATGGACTGATGTTTATGTCAGAAATCTAACTGGTGCTTCTGTCGCAACTTTTCTCCGAACTCTTGGTATAAAAAAAGAAATAGAAACTAAAATGAAAGTTAGATTTCAAAATCAATTTATAAAAAGGTTTCGTTTCTTTGCACAAGCTGAAATAAAAAGACGGTTGAAAGCGGGCTTGGTTTCTACATTCAAATAACCTCCATAATATATCTATAAATATCTATAAAAAATATTCTAGAAAATAATTCCTAATTTTTTAAAAACGGATTTAAAAAGTTTTTCGAAAATAAAAATTTTTATCTTTCTGCGCAGGAGAAAATCGAAAATCAAAAAACCTTGTAAGGATTTTTGAAAAGGCCCTATAGGGATATGGCCCTAAAAGTGAGATTGTTGTATGTGATTTCAACTAGTTAGTAAGTGCCCGGAATTTGTTAAAAAAAAAAATTTCAAAACAAAAAAATTTCAAAACAAAAAAAATTTCAAAACAAAAAGTAATAAAATCAAGTACTTATACTAAAAGATTCAAGATTCAAGATTCAAGATTCAAGATTCAAGATTC